ATACCAACAACATCATTAATCCAAACATGGTCGCCATTGCTGTAACCATGAGAAGTTGCTGTTACAACTGCTGGGTTTGCTTTTGTAATAGCAGATATTGATTTAGTGGCCTCTACTATTTGACCTCTGTCTTTAAAAAATCTCATATAGTTTTCGCCAACTTCTATACAATAAGATTGTGTAATATTAAATTCAAATGGAATAAGTCTTGTTGCTTTACTAGAATCTTTTACCTCTGCAACAAATCTTGTGCCTGGTCTTCTAGTTGCTCCACCCTGTGTTTGAACAACAAGGTTCTCCATAGTCTCTGCACCATTTTTGTATTTATCAAAGTCAACATGACCTGCCAGTTTAGGTGATAATTCACCAGCTGTAAAGTTTGTTTGAAAAGGATTTACTACTGCCATTATTTTCTAAAGTCTGTAAATGTATCTGCAACAAGGTCATTAATAAAGCCTTCTTGTCCATCAATACTACGAGCCTCAGACATTTTCCCCTCATATATTTTTACCATTTGTGTTTGTAGTGTAACACTATTAGTTACTGGGTAAGCTAGATTTGCTGCTAGTTTTGCTGTCAACGCATCAACAAACATAGAATCAAATAATGCTGTATCTGTAATTTTTGCTATGTATAATATTTTTGCTGTATCTTCGTTTGTTAATAAGACCCTGCCCTCTGTTGCTAAATTTTCTACTTTAAAAATATAATCCTCAAATTCCATTGATAATACTCGTAAGCAATATGGGTCAGTTGGTAATGCATATTGATAATCAAATCCATACGCAGGAGTTGAAGATAACTGTGTAAGACTTGCTCTTGTTATTGCAAAATTCCAAGGATGACTTCTAAGACAAGCATCTCTTGCGTCTGCGTAAAAAGCATTACAAAGTCTAGCTCTTTCTGTGTCATCTGTAAGTGAGGTTATAGGGTCATCCCCTAACCTTCTAAGTGCGTTTGAACATATTGAAACTTCTGTTGCCATAATTTATCCCGTAAGAGGGTAGCCGAAACTACCCCCCTGTTTGTTGTCTTAGTCTACAACATATGTAACGATAAGTGTTACGTCTCCAGCTGCTGCTGTTGCTGCTGCGTTAGACATGGTTAAAGCGATTCTTAAAGCTCCACCTGGGTCTGATGATAAACCACCATCTTCCCATGCAAAGTTAGAAACTGCATTAACATTTCTTGCCTCGAAAGCAACTTCAGCTCCACTTGTTTCTGCTGCTTGTAAAGTTGTTATAGCTGTTGCATAACAATCTTCATCAAGAACAGTACCATCCTCGTAATAAAGACCTACGTTGGCTGCCAATGATGGTGAGCCGTTAGAATCTAAATCGTCATTGAATAGTTTGATTGATAATACTTTTGCGTTAGATGGGATTTGCACCATCATTAGTACATCATCATTATCAATATCGCCTGTTCCAGCTGCAATTGTTCCACTTGCCACACGCATTCTGCCCTGTAAACTTCCAGTTTCTAGGACTTCTCTAGGCGAAGCGTCTAATGCTGTAATTTCTACTGATTTAGCTGTTGCCATTTTTGATTCCTCCTATTAACTCTCAGTACATTCTATCTCAACAACTTTTTCGTCTTCGATACGAGTTGCACCGATTGTCATTGATAAGAACACCTGGGTTGCGTAATTTTTGTCTGCTCTTTCAGATATTCTAGTTTGAATATCTTGACCGACAGCAAGTCCTATACCAGATTGAGCAAATGCTAAAACTAATCTGTTGCTTGATGAGTTAGTATCTAGTCTTTCTGTTCTAATAAAATTAAAACCTAAGAAAGTATCGATATCACCTTGCACAAGTGCTTTAACAGAGTTAAAGTCTGCAGATGTAATTTGTGTTATTGCTAACAAATCTGATAGTTGTTTTGATGTTACAACGCAATACCTAGGTTCTTCTGGGTCTACGCTGTTTGCGTCTAAAATTTCTTTGGCTTCGATAAGTTTTGTTACTGATAAACCTGCAGAGCCATGAGCAATTTTTTGCCCAGACGGTAGAGCTACAGTTGTGCCACCAGCGACACCACCAAATGCGTTACCACTTGCTGCGTCAATGATTGCGTCATCCATTGCTCTTCCCATAGCCCAAGCACCTGCTTGTGCATACTCTGAATCAGGACTTATAAGCATTCTTACTTTATCTTCGTTGTCGATTAAATCTGCCCAGTCATAGTCTTCCATAGTTACCCTTCTTCTTGAATGAGGAGTGTCAACTCTTGGTGTATCACTATGTCTTGAAGTTCTTTTTAATGCTGCTGTAGAGCCAATTCTTTCAAAGTAATGAGCTTTACCAACAACTTGTTCGCTTCTTACGGCATCTCTTAATCTTGAACCTTTTTGTTGTGCCAAATGAAATACGTTGCTTTTATACTGTTCAATAAAAGCTGTAGTTATTTGTACTGACATAATTCAGTCCTCCATAAAATAATTTTTAGTCTCTCGGTTTTTATCCAAAAAGGGAAACCTATGGTTTATAGCCACATACGGCTACCATATCGTTATCCTACTGGGCGAACTGGTACAAAAATTATAAACTAAAACTTATTCTGTGCCAAATGCTTTTTCGTGCAATTGTCTCATTTTTTCTACAGCATCTTTATGTTCTCTATGTCTAGAATCAAAATAAGGATGTTTTGGATTTTGCATTATTGCACTTATCTCTTGTTTTGCATCTACAGGAGATATAGTAAGTTTATTATTTTGTGTGTTTTGTGCCATATCTTCTGTTACTTCCTGGCCTAATCTGTGAAACAGTTTAATTATTGCAGGGTTATTACCTACTTCTGTGTTCATGAGTTGTTTTAAATCTTCGTCTCCATAAACATCTAGCGCTCTTTGTGCTGCCCTGACATTTTTGTCATAGTCAAAACCCCATTCCTGTTTTAGACTTTGTTCTGTTTCTTTTCTCTGACTTTCTAACATTCCTGGTTGATTTTGCAATTCATAATCTACCTGACTTTTTTGAAAATCTATAAGAGCAGATACCTGGTCGTTGTTTAAACCAATTTTATGTGCAACATTTTTGAACTCATTTAATGCAGATTCGTTAAAATATTGTTCATAATCTTGTCCTACATTAACTTCATATTTTTCTGGTGCATCTGGTCGGCCTAACTTGCCATACAGCTCTGCTTTTTCTTCTTCTGTTTTAGGCAAAGGTATTCTATTACCTATCATTTGTTGTTGATGCACAACAGTTTTTGCAAGTGATGCAACGTCTTTGTAATTTTGTAGAGTAGGGTCATTCTTTAAATCTTCAGGTAAAGTATTCCTCCAATCTTGATTGTCACCTACACTATCAGACCCTAAAACTGAACCTGAGTTTTGCTCTGTTTCTGGGCTATCTGTTGACTCGGTGGTCATTGTTTCTTCAGCCATTATTTTCCTCCTTAGAAATTAGGTTGATTATTCTTATAATAACTGCTCTCATACCTTCGTTGTAAGCAGTTGCATAAGGGTCTCTACTAAAAGATATTCTGTGATAGTATGCATGTTTGAGGTCTTCTAATACTCGCATACCTTCTTTTGTGCTAAAAGTTGTTGCGTAATCGCCTTTTAACAATTTGTATTCTTTACCTAATTGGTCATTAACGTCTTCGTTATCTATCATCCTGTAACCTCTGCCAATACATCTTGTATTTCTGCTGATACCCTAGGGTCAACAGCTTCTTTTGTTGCTTGTGCTTGTTTTTGTAGTGTCTCTGCTTCCATTTGTTCTGCCATCATTTGTTGTTGTTGTTGCTGCTGCATTGCTCTCATTTCTCTTCCTTGTGCAACTTCGTTTCTACCTCTTAATACACTGTCTGGCACACCTAATAATTTTGCTCTTTGTCTAAGTGCTTCATCGTGGTCTATTATATCCATGACATCTGGACTTACTTGTGCTACATTCATTGCTAGTTGATACAGTCTCTCTACCGCAACAGCTTCTTCCATACGTTGTGACCTTGCTAAAGGACCTACAAATTCAACGTCGATGGCTTGATTAGCTATTATTTCTGGTGCTGGTAAAAATGCTCGATTTCTAAGCATAAGTCCAAAAACTCTTTCTATAAGAGGTTGTAAAAATTCAGACTGAAATCTACCTAGTGTAGGACCAAGAAGTCTT